AAACTCATACACAAGCAAAATCCTTGTAAAAAATTATTTGTCACTTATCAAATGTTCAATGGAGGTAATTGGGTAATTAGAGAATGTAAGAAAGCTAATTCATGGAAATGGAAAGACTGCAAAAACAATTGTTTAAGAGGGAATGTCTGTGTATGGAAAGTAAATGGAGTTTGTAAGATGTTTAAGTCTGCTTGCGATATAAATTACAATTATAGCATATATATTTATAAATGGGGGCAATATTACAGGGCAGGAGGGGATAATGGATACAACTTCTGGTGAGATTAATCCAATATTAATTAAAGCTTTAGTAAAAGAAGTTCTAAATGAAATGGACATTGTCAGTAGAGATTTATGTGACCAACGATATAATGAGCTTGTCAATTCTATAGATAAAATGGAATCTCAATTAAATAAAATAACCTCCAAAGTAGATAGAGTATACTTTACTCTTATATCTCTAACAGTTTCAATAGCAGTAGCAACAATTACTTTATTAATAACCACTCTAACGAGATGACAAAAAAAATTATTATCATAGCAGTAATCGTCTTAATTGCCTATTTACTGATAACAAATATATTTCTATGGCAAACAACCTCTTATAATGAAAAAATAATCAAAAAGTTGAATGAAAGAATTGAAGCAATTGAAACACAATTATTGGACTTACAAAAACAGCAACTGGAATATGAAAATAAAATTGCCAAATTGAAATATAAAAGGCAAAGTATTAAAAAACCAGTCACCAATGAAGAAACAATAGAAAGATTTAAAGCATTAGGATACAATCCCTTATGAGAACTTTATCAATCATAGTTGCTTTTTTGTTTTTTGCTACAAGTAGCTATGCTGGTAGTATTTGTTTTTCAGAAGAGGAAGCTAAACAAATAGTAGTTGAGTTGGAGCAAAAGAGAATTCTTGAACAAGAAAATCAACAAATGCAATTGCTTATTGATAACTTAAAAAAACAAAATGAACTCCTTAAACAACAAAATGATTTGCTAAAAGGTCAAACAGAAGTATATAAACAAATAGTTGAAGACCAGAAAAAAGAGATGACTAAACAAAAGTTTAAATATTTAGGATTTTCAGTTGATACTTTAATTATTGGCATAGCTGGTGTTGGATTATTGTTGCTCTTAAAATAGTTTTGAAAGATATTGAAAATAAGAAAAAAATGAGTTATATAAAAAATAACAATGGTGGTAACCCTCACAGCTTTGTCTTGTGGGATAGTTTTGAAAGATGTTGAAACCTACAGGATAAAGCGAGTAACTTAATGGAAGGAGGTGAAATGAATGGCAAGAAGGAAAGTTAGAAAAGGCGGAAAGAAAAGAGTAGTCCGCAGAAAAAGATTAGCAAGAAAGCTAATTACTGAAAGGTAAAAATTATGTTTAACTTGGCATCACCACTAACAAGAACAACACCAATGGCATCTGGGGCAATGGGGTTACCACCTATGCGACCTCAGATGCCATCACCTGAAGTGTTTCAAGGAGGAAGAACACCAGAGCCTGCTACTATTATGGCTTCTCCTTTGGCCGACAGAATAGGTGGATTATTAATGCAAAGACAACAACAAGCAGTCTTTGCAAGAGTAGCGGAAACAATAAGAAATGGATTAAGGCTGTTAGCCAGTGTTAAACAAGCACAAGACCCAAAGCAGGCAGCACAAATTGAAAGAATGGCAGCACAGTTACTACAAATGTTTCCACCTATTGCTGTTCCTTCAACAGAAGGTCAAATGGGTGGATTAATGCAAGGTGCACCACCAATGCAAGAAGGTGGAATGCCTATGCCACCACCTTCAATTCCTGCATCAAGAGGTTTATTTGGTGGAATACCATAAAAACTTTAGGAGGATAAAGAATGATAGATAAATTAAAGGAATTGGGATTAGATGAAGAAACAATCGGTAAAATAAACGGGATGCTGGATGAAAAAATGAAGAAATATGAAGAAGAAATTAACAATTTAAAATCACGAACAGAAAAACCTCAGGACTATCCTCCTGATTATTACAACCAATTGGTGCAATATTATCTTGCACAGGCACAGATGCAAAAACCAAAACAGCAACCACAAGAAGATGAGTTATCTTGGGAGCAATATTTTACAGATGAAAATTATGGACCTGCTTTTAAAACAGTAAAACAAGCAATTGATAACTATAAAAAAGAAATTGACACACTTAGAAATTATCTTGCAAGCATTTATCAAAGCTATGTAAGTGACAGAACAAATCTTATTGATTATATCAGTAACCTTGAAGTTCAGAAACTACACAGGGAAAGATATTTAAAAGATAAAGAAAAATATAAATATCTTCCTGATGTTGACCATAAGATACTATCAGAAGAATTGAGAAAAATTGCACAGGAAAAGAATATTGGAACATGGGATGGAGCTTATGAAATTTATTTGAGCAGACATATAGATAATTCACTTGATAACTATAAGAAAGATTTAAAAATGCAAGAAGCACAAAAACCTAATTTGCCACCTACAACAGAGATAGTTGGAAGCGAAACCCCTCAAACTGGAGTGGACACAAAACCAGAATATGATTATGAAAGTGCATGGAAACAAGCTGTAAAAGAAATTTCGGCTGTATGGCCGAAATAAATAATAATATAGGAGGTGTAAAAGGAGATGGCTACTGGGACAGGAGTAAATCCAGCTGTAGCTGTGCTGGCAAGCACTTTAAACTCAATCGTGCTAAAGCACATTGAGCCAACGGTGTTTGCCCAAGTCATGAAAGCCACCCCTGTCTTTTATAGATTTTGGAAAAAAGGACAGGTAGTTGACGGTGGTGCTTCTCTAATGTGGCCCGTGTTGACAAGCGAAAAACAGTATGGTGGATGGTATGTCGGAGCTAAGCAAATGATGAGAGGACCTGAGGACATTATTCAGCCTGCTGAGGTAGAATGGAAACATGCATATGAAGATGTAACAATACCTTATACTGATGTTTTAAGAGCAACATCAGCACATAGTGTTGTTAACTTGGTTAAAACTCTATTTGATGCGGCGATTATGAATTTAAGAGGCAGAATATCAAGAGCTCTGCTTAACAAAGTAACAACTAATGAAACTCCATCTTTAGCACTTGACCATTTCTTTATGGCAATTGACGAAGGAGGAAGTGGAATTAACAATGCAGATGGAATTAAGGTAGCAGGATTTGACAGTTATGCTGGTATATCTCATGATAAACCTTATTGGAAAGGACAAGTTCTTGATAAGAATTCATCTTCAGCAACACTTAGTGATTTACAAACATTATACGGGCAATGTTCAGATGGAAATGAAATGCCAACTCTTGGTATCTTTAATCAGTCTGGATTTAATTTCTTATGGAACTCATTACAGGCACAGCAAAGATGGATGTCAGACGATGAAATGGCAAAAGCAGGTTTTAGAGCAATAATGTTTAATAATGCTTCAATAGTTGTTGACAACAACATGCCTGCTGGTTGCGGATTGTTCATCAATGAGAATTGGGTTGACTTAGTAAGTCATACAGGAGATAACTTTGTTATTGACCCAATTACATTTAGCTCACCAACAGAAAGGACAATGAATACTAAGATTTGTTGGACAGGAAATTTGAGAGTAAAGATTTTAAGGTTTAATGGTAAGATAATAAGGGCTTTAAACTTTTAATATAGGAGGGTAAAGATGTTAGAAGGGTACCTGCCAATAGTACCTTTAAGTGCAAGCAAGATTTTAACTGGCACAGGATTAAATGGAAATACTGACTATCTTGATACGGGAGATCTTGGAAGTTACAACTATATTGTAGTCATTAAAGTTACTTCTCTTACAGGAACTGACCCGACACATCAATTTGATATTGTTTGTGCTGATGATGCAAGTGGAACAAATGCAGTTAATATAATACCACAGACTGCAGCAAAGGGCAGTTTAACTCAATATACTTTTAGTGGAGCTGTTGAAGGTAAACGGTATATTAAGATTAATGTAACACTTGGAGGAACTACCCCTGGAATTGAATATGATTACATGATTAAACTTTTTAAATTAGCATAAATGAATGACTCTTGGAGACCTCATTGCTGATGTTAAAAGTCTATCTTCGCAACTGTCAAGTGCGAGAGCGAAGGATTTTGTTTTAAAGGCTTATGAAAAATTTATAAACATACGCAATTGGCAGTTTCTACAAAAATATTATTACCTTGAAACTATCCCTTCAATTAGTGGTAATGCAGACATTACAAAAGGAAGTAATCAAGTAGTATGTTCCTTTTCTATTTCAAATTCTGATATAGGAAAATATTTCTATGTTTCAGATTTACAGCCAATTAAAATATCAAATGTTGATACCACTTCTTCTACAATCACGCTTGACTTTCCTTTAAATATTCCAACTGGAACTTATAATGTTACCATAAGGCAGTTAATGTATGACTTACCTTCTGATTGTGATAGGATTTTATTTGTAACAAGTAATCTTGGAAGAGTAGAAAAAAGACCTTATGACTTTATTGACTACCTTAACCCTAAAAAAACATTTATTGGAAGCACACCATATTATTATGCGGAAGTATCACCGAAGAAAATTATCTTTTATCCTATTCCTAACAGCATAATGGTATTAACCATATGCTATAAGCAAGCAATGACAATGCCTTCTAATGATACAGATGAAATTGAATACTACCCACATATAGTATCTATTGCTGCAAAGATAGAAGCATGTCATCATTTATATGCCTATACTGGAGATAATACATGGACAGGACTTGCAGGACGGTTTAATGAAGAATTATCAGTATTTTTAAATGAGGCATTTAGAGAAGATAAGAAGCATAAAAAATCTTATCCTTCAGTTATTGGCCCTCTTGATGAAATTAATCCTCACGATATAAACTATTTAAAATTTATAAGATTTTGGGGGCAAATGTGACTGTAAAAAGACTTAATCCTTTAATTGATGAAGACTGGGATTTATTTTACCAATTATGCGGAAGAGTAAGAGAAGCTTGTAGAAGAGGATTAAGTAATTTTAACGAAGACATCCTTGTTTCTATGTTAAAAAAAGGATTTGTTAATGATAGTAGTCTTTTTCTAATTGTTGTATTAAATGACCACAATCAAATAATATCACATTTGGTTGGATGGATAATAATAGAATTTGATAAAGAAATATTTTTTATTCATCAAGCTGTCTCTGATGTTAATTTAGGTAACTATATTTCCCCTATTTGGAGTGAGATAAGAATGATGTTACCTAAAAATGTAGTTATTAGATTTTGGACTAAAAGAGTAGGCTTTGAAAGATATTTTAAAAAATTAGGAATGAATGTTAAAAATAAATATACATTGTTGGAGGTGTAAAAAATGGGCGGTGGAATATCTCCTCTACTTCCTTTAACCCTGACTGGTGCATCAATGCTTGGAATAGGACCAAAAATAGGACCAAGAGACCCTTTGACAGGACAAATTAGAGGACCTAATCTCTTAGGTCTCACAGGGCTTGGACTTGGAATAAAAGGAGCATTAGCCAGAGAAGCTATGGCAAAGGATATATTGACAGGTTTAAAAACAGGTGTTGCACCTAATTTACCACTTACTGCAAGCTCTGCTTCTCTTATAAGTCAAATAACTGCTTTGCAAAGAGCTGGAGTGCCACCTGAAGTAATAAGAAGGTTATTTAAGCCTAACATGCTAAATATATTTAGAGGATATTAAAAATGGGTGGCGGTGGACGCACAACACAAACAACAGAACCCAAAATTCCAGAGGAACTTAAACCTTATGCAAGACAGTTAGGATCTGCATTAGAAGGAGCAATAGGGCGATATCCCTTAGATTTTCTTTTTCAATATAGACCTATGCCAATACTACCACCTTCTCCAGAAGAAATGTTTTTAAGAAATGTAATCATGGGATTACCTTTTGGTGGACAATTACCTTTTAGTGGGCAGCAGCCCCCAATTGAAACCCCATATAAAGATATATTTATACCTCCTTACATGCCATTAGCTCCAATGACAACTCCACAACCTGTAACAACTCCACCTGTAGCAACTCCACCTCAACAAAGTATAGAGCAATCTCCAATAGCTGATTGGTTATTAATTCAACAGCTTGCAGAAGTATTTGGTACACCACGTTTTCATTCTTCATCTTGGGAAAGAGGTAGAAATCCATTATTCAATCCAGAGAGGTTTAATCAAATGTTAGCAAGACATTTGCAAGAACAGGGATTACCTGTAAATGAATACACATTAGAAATGGCTAAAAGAGCTTATGATTTAGCATTTTATAAAGGTTTAAAGGAGATGGGGTAATGGCAATAGCAACACCAGCTGATATTGAACTATTATATAGGACTGTTTTAGGCAGAGAGCCTGAACCTGAAGGATTTCAATACTGGACAGGGCAAAATTTACCTCTTGAAGAACTTGTCCCTGCATTTGTATCTGCGGCAACTCCAGAGTTTGATATTAGGGCAGAATTTCCCATAGGAACATCACCAGAAGAAACAATTAAAAGTACATATCAACTTGTCTTAGGAAGAGAACCAGAACCTGAAGGATTTCAATATTGGATGGGAGTAGCAGGAGGATTATCACCAGAAGAATTAAGCGATGCAATTATTCAAGCAGCTTACCAAGAACTTGTAGGTAGAGCTTCTGGAGCTTTTCCGCAACCAACTGAACAACCAACTACTGATTCTTCAAAACTACCAACAGACTATATGTCAGGTGTTCAGCGTGTTATGACATTACCTGAGCAAATGGCTTTTCAAACATTACAGGGACTGGGGAAATATGAACCTCCAGCATGGGCAACAGATGTTCTTAAAGGAATAGCGGAACATCCAGAAACAGAACAAGAAAGATTTGCTTTTGGAGAGGCTCAAAGATTTTTTGGACCTCTTGGGCAATCTCCATATACAATTGAAGCATTAAAAGCTTGGGAGAAATTAACAAAGCCTACTATAGAGCAAGCTATGGCAATACAAGGGACATATGCACCAAGTGGGGCATATGCGGAAACACTATCAAGAGCAAGAACTGAAGCGACTGTTCCACTGATTCAGCAAGATTTACAATCAAGACTTGCAATGCTTCCTTTTATAGCAGGCATGGGAGAAAGCCAAAGCCAAAGACGGCTTCAGGCATCAGGAATGGGGTCAGAAGCTGCATTGTCTGCCGCACAACTTCAAGCACTTGCTGCTTCACAACTATCAGGCATGGGAACTACCTTAGCAGATAGATATAGAACATCATTATTAGATGCTTTAGCTATAGCAGGTATGCCAAGAGAGTTTGCTCAACAACAGATTAGTTCATCATGGGGTGCATTAGACCCAATTATGCAAGCATATCAATCTTTATACTTTGGACCTTTTGCAGGAGTAATTTCCCAGCCAGGGTCTGTAACTACTACAAGCGGTGGTAGTGGCTGGGGTATTGGTAAATAAAAAAAGGAGGTGATAAAATGGCAAAATCAAAAGGGAAAGGAATTGATACTCCAAGACCAAGACCAGTTCCTCAGGGAGGTAGCTCAACAATAACACCTAATACTGATAACTTCCCTGGCTCAATCAAGAAAGAAAACAGAGGCAAGAAGTAAAACATGGGTGGCGGTTTTTGGACTTCACCAGTAACACAAACTGTTTTAGGCTCTCTTGGTGGGCTAAGAGTTGGGCCTTATAGTATGGTAGCCCGTGGCGGGGGATTTCGTCCTTTTTTGCCTGCTTATTTATATGCAGGCCATAAGTCAGCAGAAGAAATGTTTAAAGGGCTTGAAGAATATATTCCACCAGGGACTTTGTCTGCTTTAAAAAGACATGCTTTTGCAACTGGTGAGTTACCTTCTCTTGGCACTATCCTCCCACTTATAACAGTCGGGCAAACTGCAAAAGTTTATGAAAAAATGATGCCTTTGTTGTTTAAACCACCAGAGGTTCAATTAACAGAAGAAGTTCCTCAAAAAGAAATAACTCCATATGAAGAGATAATGAAATGGGAACCAGAATTAACTCCTCAAATAGAGACAAAAGCCTCCCAACCAACTCTAACTCCACCAAGAGAGCCAAGAAAAGTAAAGTTAGACATACAGAAATTCAATCTTGCTCCTTCTGTTAATTTTATTGATATGAATGAATGGTTGAAATTGATTAAAGAAAATCCACACGCAGCAGGAGCTATATTTGAACTTGCCAAGATGGAGCATGACAAATCTGTTATCTGGAGTATGGCTCAAAATACTAATTTAGATGAAGAAAATCTTAAAATGATAAGCTTTTTACTGAATACAGGAGATACAGAAGGTGCTAAAAAACATTTTATGGATGCTACACAAAACAAACAAATCGGCGGATTTATAAATGAAATATCCAAGTCTTATGCTGAAAAGGGAGGAGTTACTCCAGAAATAATAGCATCTGCAGCAGAGTTAGGAATATCTTTACAGGCTTTTAACAACATTGATAATCTTTTAAGCAAAAGCTATGCCTTAAGATTTGTTAATGAACCTGAAAAAGTAAAAGAGATAGCTGACTTAGCAGTTAATCGTCTTAAGTTATTACTCAAAGGTGATAATAAAACAGTTTTAAAAGTGTTAGGAGATTTTGGCATTAAGGATAAAAATAAGTGGCTTGAAGAACTAAGACAAAATCTAATTGGCCACTTGCAAAATATAGCTTTAATAACTAAAAATCCAAAAGAATTATTCAATTACGCTGATACTTATATTAACAGCTTTGGAGGTGTAGTGATTAAAGCACTTCAGGATGCATTCTACCTTAAAAAAGCATTAGCGGTTAGTGGTGGAAGAGGAACAGGTGGAATAGGATTAAAAGATATTACCCAGCGGTTAAAAGAACTTAGCAGAGATAAAGAATACTTTGAAAGAAAGCTTTTTGATGCAAAAAGAACAGGAGATGTAGCTGCAATAGATGAATGCTTAAGACAAATTAGGAAAAAAGAAGCACACATGGCTGAAATAATAAATCCACTTCCACCAGATATAAGAGAACAGTTAATAATGGAATACTTACCTAAAGGATTACCACAAACACCTACACCACAACCTCAAACACCTACAACCCAGCCTCAAACAGGAAATTTTTTATTAGACTTATACAATAAATTCTTTGATGTTAAAAAATAAAAACCATGCCAGTAATTAAACTTCCTTCCTTTGATACTAAAGCACTCCAAGAAAAATGGTCTTCACCGAACCAATGGAGAGAAGAATTTATAAAAGAATGGTCTTCACCTGAAGTAGAAAAATTTAGGAGACCATATAAATATGCTCTCTGGTATGCAACATCTAAACTTCCTGAAGAAGTTATCGGTAGCTTATTTAGCCTCAAATTCGCTGATGCAGTAAAGTCTATTGGCAAATGGGTTACTGCAGGTAAGCCTGATTATCTTTTTTACTATGATGATTTGTTAAAAAATCCTGCAAATGCTAATGACCCTATACTTCGAAAACTACCTCATATGTCTACTCAAGAACTTAAGAAGTTTAAAGATGATCTTGTTAGTTCAGTAACATTACAAATTATAGAAAGATTACAAAAAGAAGGAATGACAAGTGAGCAAGTAACTTCACGCTTAAAAGAATTTGATAAATACATGGAGAATGAACTAAACAAAATATATATTTCATCTCAATTCCATAAAAAAACTCCAATAGAGCTATCTACAGTAGATAAAGAATTATTGTCTCTTGTGTCAGCAGCTAAATTAGGATATTTAGTTTTTAAAGGAGCACAAAAGATTATTCCACCAGCTGGTAAAAAATTACTGCCTAAGATATTGTATAAAGGAACTGCTGAAGGAGCTGGATGGGCAGGATTTTCATTAGGATATGATATGCCAAAGCTTCTTGATAAAGAAAGCGAAATGACTGTTCATAACATGCTTGCCAATACTGCTTTTAGTTTTTTGTTAGGAAAATATTTACCACCAGTTTTAGCATCAGGGCTAAAAGCAACTACAAGAGCTACAGGGCAAGTTGTATCAACTGCAGTATATCCAGCTAAATGGGCAGGACAAAAGGCAATTGAAAAGATAAAGAAAAATCCTGAATTGCTTGAAAAAATAGAAGAACATACCCCATCAATTCTATGGGGTCTTTATGGAAGAATTTTTAACCCTAAGTCTGTTATTCCAAAATCAGCTACAAATAAAATCCTTTCTAATATTCATGGAGTAAATAATTATGTATCTGCAGGTATATCAGAAAAGACCTATGCTGGCTTTAAAAATAAAGCAGTAGCAGAAGAACTAAACAGTTTATTTGAAAATGTTGTTCTATCTAATGAAAAAAGAAGACCTATTTATATCAAATTAGGATGGCTTGATGAAAAAGGAGTTGTCAATCTTGGAAGATATACTCCAGAACAAAAGTTTTCTTATTTATGGTTTGAAGGTATATTTAATCCAGAAAATCCAGCTTTCAAAATATTAAAAGAGAGGTATCCAAATTTATACAATCATGTAGAAAACGAAGCTATTAATTCTATTAGACTTTTTGATACAGATAAAACATACTTAAATTTGCTTGAAAAACTTAAAATTGTTACTCCTAAAAGCATTGAAAAAGCTAAGAAAGGATTAGCAAAATATGAAAGATTTTTAAATAATACCATTAAAGAAAAAGAAGCACTTGAGAATAAATTCAATAGTTACATAAAAGCCTACAGCCATGTTCAAAACCGACTTAAAAAAGAACTCTTGCCTTCTATAAGTAGATTTAATAGTCATATAAGGAATATTGGCAAAATTGCAGATGAAATAGCGCCTGAAATGAAAGGAGAGATTTTAGCAAATGAACTTAGAAAAGAGATGAAAATACCAGAGCTCTATGGAAGTTACAAAGCCCATTTGGAAAATATTGATGCACTAATAGAGAGAGCAAAACAAATCAAAAAGGAGCATATTAATAAATTATTGAAAGAAAAAGATGAGCTAATAAATACTTCTGGGAAATACATTGAAGAATTAAATGTTGCGGAGAGATTTGAGAGAGTATATAACCAAATGCCTGAGTTATTAAGAAAAGGACAATATCAAGAGTTGTTAAACATAGTAACTCCTTTTGCAGAAACAAAAACTTCAATTGGTAAATATGCTAATGCAGTTACCAAATTTGTTTTAAGAAATAGGTTATTCAAAGATGTTATTAGAAAAGACAAAACCCTTGACAATCGCATCATAAGGCTTGCAGGCAAAATACAGAATAAAAAAGAAGCATTATTTAAAAAAGAACAAAAACTACTTGAAAACTTAGATACATCTATATTTGAAAGATTTTCACTTGCCAGAGATCCTATTGGAGCATTATTAAGAAGAGACGCTACAACTGTAATTAACAATATATTCAGAATGTCACCAAAAGAGCTGCAAGTTCACTTCAAAAGAACATTAACACAGCCTTCTGAACTTGAGACCATGATTAGCTTTGTTAAAAGTATTGAAGATAAAAACATTCCAAAACACGAAATTAAAAGAGCAATAGCTAAGGTTATAGGAACAGACATGAGTATACCTGATTCCGCAATAAGAAGAATAACTAAAGAAATAGAGTTTAAGCATTCTTTGCCGTTTAAAGCAAAGGAAGAACAAATATCTGAAATAATAAAAGCAATGGAAATAGATGAGAAAACATTGTTTGAAATCCTTGAACAAATGCCATCTGTTCGCAATCTTGTTAGCAGAATAAAAGATATTTTAATAACTTCAGGAGCTAATGATATAACTGCCTCATCCATTGCAAAAAGGCTTATATCTGAGTTATATGGACTTGTTGAAAAAATTCCTGCAAGCCAAAGGTTTTTAACAACTCCAGTCAGTAATTACTTAATGTCAAAACAAGCAAGATTTATGTTTGATGTAGCAACTGGAAGAGATTTGTTAAGAACTACAAAGTTTGCTAAATTTAGCGATTGGTTTACTGTTCCTCCTAAGGCTTTAATGCTTTCAATATCTCCATTTCATACTCTATCCCTTGCAAAGTCATTTACATACTCCACTGGTGACATGGCAACTGCTATTAAGTCTGTCTATGATACCAATAAGGCTATGCTTAAATTTTATAAATCTTTGCTAAAGTTTAAATCTCATCCCGCTGAAAAAGCAGCGGAAGATTTCATCTCAAAACAAAGGCAAGAAAGTTTTGAGATGCTAAAACAAATTTATCCAAAATTAAAAGAAATAGGAATTGATGCAAAAGACCTACCCGTTACATTTGGAAGAACCCTTGATGTTGCATGGCTTTCTGCAGAAACAGATAGAATGAAAACAATTGCAAGACTTTCCTTTGGTGATATAAGTCCTACAGCCATTATATTTGAAGGTATGTATCCCTATTTAAAGGCAAGAGATATAAGCTATGTTGTGGATAAGGCATTAATAGATATTAAGACAAATCCATCAGGAAGACAAAGAATAATAAATGAGATGATAAGAAACATAACAGATGTAAACTGGAAATATGGAGGATTAATAGAATTCTTAAGACAATCTGCTGATACAAGAAGAGTATGGAGAACTATATTATTAGCACCAGACTGGCAGTTATCTCTGATGAAACAATTTTTAACTCCGATAATTGCACCTAATGAAGCAAGGTTGAGATACTTAGCTTCTACATTTGCCTATAACTATTTAATGTATTCACTTGAACAATCTAATATGAGAGGTTACCATGACCCTGTAAATGATTTTGATAGGTTTTTAACCCGACTGTTTGATAAGAAAAATCCATTTGAAGCATTAAACTGGGATAAATTTTTATATAAAATGGATTTCTTTGCTTATGAAAAAGAACCAATTGATTGGATATTAGCATTTAAAGACATAGTTGCTAATCAAGACTTTCATGAAGCATTAAGAATTTACTTTAACAGGTCTTCTATGCCTATAAGATTTATACAATATTTAGCTGGAGCAAATGACCCGACTCATTGGTCATGGAAAGGCTTGGCGGTGCAATTTCCATTTTTAGCTGCCTTACCTATACCAATTCAGAACTTGCTTACACATCAAGAATTGTATAATATTAATGCAAAAGGCAGTTTTATTATGACTACACTGCAAGCACTGTCTGTAAGAGCACAGATAGTCCCAGCAAGCAACATTTTATCCGAAATGATCAGACATAAAATATTCTATCCATCCGCTTTTGAGACATACATATCTCTTCCTGAAGGTAGAAAACAATTAATACAAGAATTTGAACAAAGCTATGGCACTTACGGTAAGAGAGGTGCTACTCGGTATCTATCTCCGAGACAGTTTAGAAATGCAGTAATAAATAGTAATGTTCAAAAATTACTATATAAAGATTATAGACTGGAATACAATGATGCAGTGTCATTGGCAAAAAGTGGTCAAGGTAAGTTAAGCAGGGAAAAAACAGATGAGATAGTTGAAAAAATGTTCCGCTCAATTGAACAATTTAAAAATGTTGTTCCAGAAGAGTATAAAAATAAAGTATCTTTTTATCTGCCATCAAAGGCAGAAATTGGTAAAGTAATAGAAAAGTTAATCAAGAGTGAACTCATATCTGAACAAAAAAGAAAATATCAAGATGATGCATGGCTTGAAGTGGAAGATGATGAAATATTACAACAACTTCCACCCAGCCTATATACCAGCCCTTATAATGATGGTGATTACCTTTTTGAAAGAATGGAGTAAACCATTTCGAAATACTGTTACTCTATCCAAATAACTCATTCCCACTTAATGTTGCTCTTTAAGAATAACTCATTCTAAAAGCATGTTGCTCTACTAAAATAACTCATTCCAATTTGAGAGAATGGAGTGAACCATTCTGCGTTTTTGTTACTCTATCCAAATAACTCATTCCTACCTTTTGTTGCTCTTTAAGAGTAACTCATTCCAAGGCTTGTTACTCTGGTAAAATAACTCATTCTAAAGGCATGTTGCTCTGTTTTAGTAACTCATTCCAAGTGCTTGTTGCTCCATTTATGTAACTCATTTTACCCATTTGTTGCTTGCTAATTGTAACTCATTTAACTTCCGTGTTGTTCTCAAAAGATAACTCATTTACACCTTCTGTTACTCCTTTTAAATAACTCATTTCTTTCTGGTGTAACTCTCAGATACTAACTCATTCGTTTTCCATGTTGCTTCCGTTCTTAAATTCATTTTAATCTGGTTTTGCTCCTAACCTTTAACTCATTCTAAACTTTCTGTTACTTTCTACAAATAACTCATTTCAACTGCCTGTTGCTCATACCAAGTAACTCATTTTTTCTCACATGCTAACTCGTTTACTTGTCATGTTACTTCTGAATGCCAACTCGTTCTTTTTTTAATGTTGTTTTCAGCTCTTAACTCATTCCTACGCAATGTTGCTCTCATAGATTAACTCATTTAAACTTTCTGTTGCTTTTTAGAGATAACTCATTCACACTCTCTGTTACTTGTTACAACAAATTCATTCCCCACTCCATGTGCTCTCTTAAAATAACTCATTGTCAGTCCATGTTGCTGACAGAATAAAACTCATTCTTAACCCATGTTGCTTCCAATTTGTAACTCTCATTTGTTAACTCATTTTTTTCTCCTGTTGCTTGTTCAAGATAACTCATTCTTATCCAATGTTTCTTGGAGGGAATAACTCATTCTTCTAATGTGTTGCTTTAGCTATGGTAACTCGTTCTTTTCATATGTCACTTTTTCATGTTAACTTTTTATTCAATCACTCCATTTTTTAACTTATTCTTACGTTGCTTATTCAAGCTAACTCATTTCAGCACTCTGTAGCTTGTATCCTTTAATTCATTCATAAACTCTGCAGCTTCTCACTTTTAACTTGCGCCTTGTAATTTATTTAATCTCCATGTTTTTTGCTTACTCAAACTCAAACTTTTTATCACTTTTAACTCATTTTTTGTCTCCTGTTGCTTAATATTTAAAACTTGTTGGTTCATTTCAAAACATGGCTCGGAGACCCCTTCTGTAAGGAAGGGGAGGAAAGCCATTCTCCTTTCTGAAAAATTTCTCTTGACATTTTCAAATATATGATGTATAATAACATTATGAAACTTACATTGCAAATAAAACTTTTGCCTTCTGATGAACAAGCGAATTATCTTCTTGAAACTATTAAAGAGTGCAACCGTATTTGTAATGAAATTTCTAAGGTTGCATGGGATAACAAAGTTTTCAATCAATTTAAACTTCACCATCTTGTTTATCACAAAATTAAAGCCACCTCTAATCTTTCTGCTCAGGTTCTTATTCGTTGTATTTCTAAGGTTGCAAACGCTTACAAATCTGGTAAAAAATTTCAAAGAAAATTTAAACCTCTTGGCGCAATAACTTATGATGCTCGCATTCTTTCTTACAAAAAAGATAATTCTGTCTCTATCTGGTCTGTGGATGGAAGGTTGAAAATCCCTTTTGTTTGCCATAATCCTAAATACCTTCCTTATATTAAAGGTGAGGCAGACCTTGTTTACAAGAAGGGGAAGTTTTATCTTTTCCAAGCCATTGAAGTTCCAGAAGAAGATATAAAAGATGTTGAAGAATTTATCGGGGTGGATTTTGGAATTACAGATACTGCAACGCTCTCTGATGGAACGAGTTTTAGTTCTCAAAACTTGAATAAGGTTAGAGATAAATATTTTAAAGTGCGTCGCTCTGTTCAACGCAAAGGCACAAAAGGAAGCAAAAAACTTCTGAAACGGCTTAAAGGCAGAGAACAGAGATTTGCCACTATTACCAATCACACTATCAGTAAGCAAATTGTAGAAAAAGCTAAATCTGAAAATAAAGGAATTGCTATTGAAGACTTGACCTACATTAGAGAAAGAACCAGAGTTAGAAAAGCTCAAAGACGAAAACACCACTCTTGGGCTTTTTCTCAACTTCGTTCTTTTCTTGAATATAAGGCTAAACTTGCTGGTGTCCCTCTTGTTGTGGTTGACCCTCGTTATACAAGCAAAATTTGCAATGTATGCAAGTGCATTGGTAATAGAAATGGCAAGCACTTTAGTTGTCCAAACTGCGGCAATTCCATTGACTCTGATGTCAATGCGGCGATAAATATTGCCCAGTTGGGGGGGGCGATCGTAAACCGTCCCGAAAAGATGAATATGTTGAATTTTATTAGTTCTCATATTCCTCTTAAAGCTCCGTCCGTAAGGGCGTGGTAGTTTACTCCACTTTCCTGTTACTAAGTTTATCTAATTTTTTTATCTTTTTTTCTCAAACTTTTTTCTATCTCTAACACCTTTTTCCAGTCAATAAAATCATCATGCTTTAGGAATTCAAAGCTATATGGCATTCTATATTGCATGCCATTTAGTTCTCTACTCGCTTGATACATATGTGCAAGGAATATTTTAAATGCTTTTCTTCTTGCAGACAATGTAGCTCTTCTACTTGGAACTACCTTGCCTTTAACAGTCCTAACATAATCAACGCCTCTTTCCATTAGCTTTCTTCTTTCATTTATAAACACTCTTCCATAAAAAGAATTATCTGGTTTTTTAACCCAATAGTCAGTAACAATAAAATATGTTTCTTTGGCATAATCATTCCAGAAGTGGTAATATCCTCTAACCTTTGTTGGTGGCTTAGGTTCTGCAGAGACAATTTTTGCTCCACATTTTCTCATCTCTACTCTTTCAACCATTTGTATTTTTCCTGTTTCTTCATCTTTGACAACATCGCTGTCTGAATTTGTTTTAACAGATTGAATGCAAGTTGCTCCTGTTAAAAAAGGGTCTTTAGGTAATAAGACCTTATGTCCTTTTTCGCAGGTACAAGCCCAGTAAATAGGAACAACTCCAAAGTATGCATACCAGCTTGACAGCTCCTTATTTATGTCAAGCCCCAGGGAGAGCAATCTCAAAGAGGTTCTAACACTTATTCCATTGACTTTACTTAGAAACTCTGCGTAGATAGGAAAACTACTTAATACTTCATCTGCTTCTTTAACTACTTCTTTCTCAAATCTTTCAATACTTTTGATGTGGTTGAGTGCGATAATTCTTCTTGGGTCTTTTTCATCATACTCTTGCTTGATTGCCCGCAGACGGTTTTCTGCGGCAACTCTTATTTTTTGAACCATCTTATAAGTGTCACACATTGATTTTAAAGCTAAGTCTTTCATTTTATACCTCCTTTCACTCAAATATTCCTGTGGCTATATATTCACAGTTTTTGTTTTCTTTTATAATCTTTTTATAATTGCGATTAAACTCTTTTTTATCAAGAAGATTAAACCTCTCTATCATGCCTTTCTCACACCATATTTCTCCTTTTTTAATCTTTAAGTAATAGCAGTTAAAACAACTATCTCTTTTAGCCGTTTTAGCTAATGTTTCAATAACTTCTGCTATCATTTCTCCCTCCTTTTTATTTTTCCGAGCAAATCTTCAAAATCTTTCAATCTTAAAATTACATAGTCATTTTTGTATTGTTGCCCTAAAACATGAACTATTACTGCTGGTGTTTTCCCTTTTTCGCAATTTCTTGCAGCCTGCAAGAACCATTTCTCTGCAACAAATTTTTTTCTGCTTTTCACTTCAAAATCAAACAAGCTATGAGATATGTCACACTTCCCAAGTATTCCTATTCTTTTACCTCCTATCTTTTTTTGTATAGCTCTTTCTACTCTTTTACCTCTTTGCCTATTTTTAGCTACATTTGTCATTTTTTATTACCTCTTTATCAAATGCTCCAAATATCCACAACAGAGTTCGCTTCTTAATTTACAATTTCTTATTTGTGCTTCTTTTTGATTGATTATCCTTTGGCAATTTTGATATACATTCAACTTGTCCTTTACTGCAGAAAAATGCCACGCATAGCCTAAAATCACTCCGATAAATAATCCAATAAGTAAAAAGTTAAAGTTTTTCTTTAAATTTTTCATACTTCTCTCCTTGTTGCAATAAGAATAAGATGGTTAGTATTTTTGCCCGCAAGCCCAATTGGTTTCCAAGACTGATTGAACTTTATTGTCACTTCGTCTCCATCAAGAACTTCAATCGCATCAAGTAAGAATTTAAGATTAACTACAAATCTCAAAACTACATTTGGGTCAAAAGGATATTCTTGAACATTCTCTGTTTTTATAATGTTTATTGTTTCTGTTACTTTTTCTCCACCTGTAATTTTGAAGGTATAATTTTTAACAAAGCATGTCAATTCATCTATGTTCATTTTTTTTAATTTTTTAATTTTATCCATAAATTCACTTCTGGAGACTTTAATTTCTGTCTTAAACCTCGTTGGTATAATTGCAAGATAGTCAAAATATTTAACATCAAGAGGTTTTATTTGGATGATTTTATTTTTGGTTTTTATTTGTCCTTCATTGCCAATTTCAACATATTCATCTGTAGAGTTTAAAGACTTTGTAAAGTTCAGAACCTCCGATTTAGGCAATACTATCTGCATATCTTCGTAGTTTTTAGATAAATTGGTAGCAAACACTGACAATCTTATATTGTCACTACCAACTATTCTTAAAACATTACCTTTAACATGGAATAAAAACCCTCTTAATGGTTTATAATCATTTAACTTTTCATTAATAAATGGTGCAGTCTTTTTTATTGCAGTTTTGAATGTTTTGACATCAATCATTCTATTCCTCCTTTTCTTCAATTTTTTTCGTTCCAAATACATATTTTATTTCTTTTTCCATAGCTGAAGTAAGAATATCGTATTTTTTTGCAAGATATTTTGCTTTAGCTGTATCAATTTTGATGGAATTTAAAAATGGAATTTTATTATCTTTGCACAATGTTAAAAATTCAGAGACATTAACTTTTGTATAAAATCTTTCAAAAAATCCCAACTCTTTATCTCCAACTTTTATTTTTTTGCCTGTTATTTCTGCATGTTTTCTTAACATCTCTTCATATCTTTCAATCTGAGCTTTTAAGTATAAATACTTTTCAGCAACTGCCTGTAAGTCTGTTTCATCTGTTTCTGTCTTTCCATATTCGCAACCTTTTCTATATTCGCAGTATTCACATTCTGAGGTCTTAATCTGCATTCTTTGTATCCTTCTTTTAGCCTTCTCAATTTCAGAAAGAATAAAGTCAACAGATGGAGGATTTATTTCAACAAGCGAGATTGGAGAGTACAAGTTATAAGGAGCTAATATCCCTATTTTGGTTTGTGCGGTAGGTCTTTCTTCATTCGCAAGTGCTGAATAAACAAGCAACTGAAGTTTGTCTCTTTCATTTATACCACTATTGTATCTGCACTTTATATCAATAATTACCCTACTCACTTCTGTTTCCATTACCACATCTGCAAAGGCAATAAACTCAATATCTTCTTGTTGAAAATAATGCGAATATTTTTTTTCAACAAATATAGAATTGTTTAAGTATGGAGTAAGGGCAGGATATTCTATTTGTTTTTTTAGAAAATCCTGCTGAATGTTCTCATGAATTTTATGAGCCTCAACAAACTCAGGCACTTCTGTATCTGGAGGTGCATTTTGAATATATTTTTTTTCAAAGGCAATCCTGCAACCTTTTGTTGCATCAATCTTACTGAAACTCCATTTTTCCATTGTTTTTACCTCCGCATCACAATTTTGCGTATATGTCTATGTATCCTAATTTTTCATATGCTAACAATAACTCTTCACATGTGAGTTTTACATGAGATTTGATAAATTCACCAAGTAAAGGATATGCATGCGTAATAGCAACCTTCAAATTGCAAACTTCGTATGTTTCAGGCACACTTTCTCTGAATTCAGACCTGAAAACTATCTTTCCTTCTCCGTATGTTACGGATATATCTGGGATAATGCCGTCAAATATTTTTGAAAACCTTCTGGCGATTTCTTGCTTCACTTTCTCCTTTTGATCGCTTGGCATGGTATAAACAATAGGGCGCATAAAAAATGAATACAGCTTTGAAAACTTCATTTCTTCCATTTTTTCTTCTTGTAAATATGTCATTATTTTTCCTCCTCTTTTGCAAGTTCTTCTAATCTTTTTATTACTTTTACAAATCTTGCCAATGAAATTTCTATATCACTTTCAATGAAATTGACCAACAGAGGAAAAACATATTCAATTGCACTTACTAAATCATACTTCGCACCTCCTATGACTTTGTCTGTTTTTATTGTAGAAGTAAGAAATATTTTCCCATCTTTTTCATGGAGATAATAAATCCCCCCTGGTGTCAATCCTTCCAATACTTTTTTCAATTCTTCAACGATTTCTAATTTTTTTGTAGACATTTCTTTGTTTAATTTTTCATAATCTTGATATAATTCTAAAAATGTCATTTATTTCCTCCTTTAAAATGGTTCTTTATTTAACTCTGTTATAACTTTTGAAGCTTCCCCTTTGGTCAACTCTTCCAGTCTTTCAATTTTCTTTCCTATTATGGTCTCAATTATATCCTTTTCTACTCCTCTTTTTTTCAACAAACCCAAAATAAGGTTAATTTGAGGTTGTGAAATCTCTTCAGATTGCCAATCTGCCTTTTTTTCTTCGTGTGAGCCGCCAGGAGGTTTTTCTTTTGACCCAGGAGGAGGAACTATAGGCTCTTTCTTTTCATGTGTTCCTGGAACAAATGGTGAAGAAATTTCCAAATTTGCATCCGTGTCTTCCTCTGTGGCAAGCCCCAAACCAAGAGACAGTGAATATCTTTTTGCATAGGTTAAAGCAGCTCCCCATTCCTGAATAGGAAGCATCCTCTTTTCTTTTTCACTAACAGAAGCCTCAATTGGTGCTTTGAATTTTGTTATCTCTTGATGTCCTAATGAATGGGTAATAACGCACTCAACAATCACAGCCTTGTCTTCAAATTCTGTTTTAAAATGATAAGAAAATCCGTATTTCTCTAACATTGGCTTAATTGCCTCAATAATATCATCATAGGTAGCATAGAAATATCTAATAGTGCCATCCTTATTTCGCACTATCTTTGTTTTTTTGATTGGTTCTAGGCTGGATTGAAATGAAGATAAGGCTTTGAAAAACTCTTCTTTTGCGGTTTGTTTTTTTCTCTGTTCTTCCAACTCAATTAGCATCTTAGTAATTTCAGCATTTCCCTTTTCAACTGCGATTTCTAAAACTTTGCTTTGTTCCATTGGTTCTTTCATTTCTTCTTTTGCTTCCATTTCTTTTTTCATTTTATACCTCCTTCCATTTCTTTTATTAATTTTTCTTCAATTAAGTAAGAATAATATTTTCTTTGCTCTGCTTCAATCTCATTAAGTCTCTCATCTACAATCTTGCGAATTTCAGTGAGTTTTTCATGGCGAGACTTTGACATATCCAACAATTCCTTTTTGATTTGGCTAAGGATTGTTAATTCTCTTGCTGACCACATTTTTTTCTTCCTCCTTGACTTTTTTTTAATCTTATTTTATACTTGCTTATATAAAATGTCAAGCATTTTGTAATTTAATTTTTAAATATATTTATAAAAATTTTTAATAACATATTTTAGGGAATTTATGCTAAAATATGCAAAAAATCAAAAAAAAGGAGGGGTAAAATGTTAAAGTTTGAAATCAAAAAGAAGAAACTAACCAAGTGGGGGTATAGTCATTATTGTCTCTTTCTACCAAGTTCAATTATGTCTGCTTACAATTGGGAAAAAGGAGAAAGTATCAAAATTGTCATCATGGAAAATGAAGTTGTCATAAGAAAGAGAAATACAAAGGGTATTCCTAAAAAACTGTGTAGAAATGGATACACAGTTGTCTTGCCAGCAAAAATAATGAAAGCATATGGATGGAAAGAAGGAGAAAATGTTTCTGTAATCATAACCCCCAAAAAAGTCACAGTGAGGAAAAACCAGCAAGGAGAATAAAAAAATGCTACACAAATGGGCTGAAGTATATGTGAATGTATACGGCTTTTCAGTGATACCTCTGAAAGGCAAAAAGCCAGTCATAGAATGGAAAGAATACCAACAAAGGAAGCCTACCATTGAAGAGCTTCAAGAGTGGTTTCAAGAGAATAAATTCAATATTGGAATTATTACAGGCTCTATTTCAGGAATTGTTGTTGTTGATTTTGACAGCGAAGAAGCATATCAACAATTCAAAGATATTCAGTCTCCACTTGTAAAAACAGGCAAAGGATATCATATGTATTTCAAATATCAAGATGGTGTCCGCAATTTTCAGAAAAGAGAAGATTTACAAGAAATAGACCTACGAGCTGAAGGTGGATATGTTGTTGCACCTCCAAGCATGCACCCAGAGACAAAGACTTTTTATGAATGGATTAATCTTCCTGAAAAAGATAACTATCCAGAACTGCCTCAAATATTCTTTGAACCACCAAAGCAAAAATCTGATTTAACTAATTTGTATAAAGGAGTTCCAAAAGGTGAAAGAAATGTAAGTCTAACTAAAGTAATTGGTTCAGCTGTATCAGATGGGTTAAGTTACGAAGAATGCCTCACATTAGCATTGTCGGTAAATGAAAAAAATGTTCCACCACTTCCAGAAAAAGAGGTAGAAACAATAGTAAAGAGCATCTATGAGAAACACAGAAAGATAGATATATTGCCACCAACTTTTGAAATTGCTGAAATTCCATTCGGATATGAATTGTTTTATCCACCTTTAAAGTTATACTTTAAGGTTAAGAACATCCACCATGAAAAAGATGGACTGAAATGTTACCTTGAAATTCTCTGCGAAGATGAAAGAGCAAAAGCAAAAGATATATACTCTGCAAACTTTAATTTCTACTCCACCAGGAGCTCTTCAGAGTTAACAAAAATACTTTCTGCCAATATTCCATCTCTACCAAATCCAACACAGCTGATTGAAAGTTTTAAAAAAGAATTTAAAAATGCATACTTTAAAATACCAATTGCCAAGATACAAGGAAGGAAAATAGATTACTCATCCAATTTTCTGTTTATGCCTTTTATCTTAAAAGACAGCATCAACATGATATATGGCTTAGGTGCTACTGGAAAATCTACCTTTGCTTGCTACATCGCAGTGATGTTAGAAAAAAGAGGATATAATGTTTTATATCTTGACTACGAAAACCCTACTCCTGCAAATATTGAAGACATTATAGCAAGGATAAATCCAACAGCAAGAAATATTTTTATTAAAAACTGCAAAGGAAAATTAACCAATGAAATTGAACAAATTTATGAAATTGTTAGAAAGGAGAACATACATGTTGTAATAGTTGATAGCGTTGTAAAAAGTATCCTTGATGATGTGTTTAGACCAGAAGCTGTATCTCAATATACATCTGCATTATTCCAGGTGTCTGTTACTTGGTTACTTATTTCACATGTTGCAAAAACTACTCCAGATGACCCATATGGCTCTGTCTTCTTTTTCAATGATGCAAGAAACATTTGGTTTGCAAAAAAAATACAAGACCATGAAAATAACATTATCCAATTAATCCATAAAAAAAGCAATTATACAAAAATTTTTCCTTCTATGATTTATGAGATTAAATATGACAATGATAGAATTTTTGTTGGACAAAAAAGCATGGAGGACTATATCACCATTTCAGAAATGATACTTTTGTCTCTGAATGAAGAACCAAAGACCTTTGCTCAATTAAAAAAATCATTACCAAGCTTGTCTGCGAAGGTTTTAAAGACTTATCTACAACGGCTTAGAAAGAAAAATAAAATAAAAATTGAAAATGCCACATGGTCTGTTATTGAAGAGGAGGATTTACCAACAGAATGACAGAGATTATGCTTTTGGTAAACACCAGACAAACACATGGTAAACAGGATGGTAAACAGATTGGTAAACAAAGTGGTAAACACCTACCATGCGATATATTTCCCTATATATAAAAATGTTTACCATATATATAAATATAATATTTTCAATACTTTATATATATACATATGTTTACCAACTTGTTTACTTGGTGTTTACTTAGTGTTTACCAATTTTATATATTGTTTACCAATTTTTTCATTTTTTGGAGTGGTAAACACATATATATATATTAGGGGGATGTGTTGAATGGTAAGGGTGAAAATTTTAAAACTGATAGCAGGTCTTAATGCAAAAGAAGGCGATGTGGTAACAATCCCTAAGGTACTTGCCAATGATTTGCAAAAACAAGGTGTTGTTGAAATTATAAAAGATGATTTTGAAGAAATATTATTCTTTTGTGGTCTATCAAATATCCTTTCATGGCAAAAGGAAGTTATAAGATATGCAAAAGATAGCTTTGATGGAATAATAATTGATGTAGAATGGCTAAACAAGTAAAATTAAGGAAAAAAGAGAAGATTTTTGCAAAAACATATAAACTAAATGGATTTAGAAAGGCGATGTCCGTTTGGCAATGTCCGTTTTTTTGTGTTAAAGTTGCAGTTTATTGCTTGGTAGAAATTAAGGCATGATTGTTGATAGGGGCTGTGGTAATTGGAGCAATGTAAATAAAAGAAGAGTAAAAAGATACAATTTTCCTTTGTTTTTCATTTTTTTTCTTCCTTTGTCTGTTAAAGGTTTTATAGAGTATACATAATATGGTTTAGTTTGTCAAGGTGATTATTTTTATAACTTATTTAAAAATTGGGATTATTTAAAAAAATTATATACATATTAAAAACTTTAATTGATATCCGTTGATGTTCGTTTAGTTGTGTCCGTTTGATGATGTCCATTGATGCCCATGGAGAATAAACAGAAAATACCAATTTCAGAAAAATTATCTGTTTTAATTTTTTTTATGTGGATATAAAATATTTAAATAGTTTTGAAAATTCAATAGGATATATAAAAAAAGATATAAAAGAAAATATTGACAAGGAAAAATATATATAGTATGATATATTATACCCGTCATTGGTGGGTAAATAAAAAAAGGAGGTAGAAAAAAATGATAATCAAAGGAGTAAAACAGGAGAAAGAGCTGAGGGTTTTTAGACCACAGCCAGAAGAGCTTTTCCCCAACTGGTATGTCTTCCGTTGGGGCATCTTAGGGGAGGAGTTCTATTTCTGCGTAGATAAGGAACTTGATTTTCTTTATAATGAAGACGAAGAGACCTTAAGAGTCAAAGAAGTGTTTGACCTAATAAAACAAGATAACTTTTTATTTTTCTTTCCTTCTTCCACTTCCTGCCAATGGTGCATGTACCAGCAGCGCACATGGTGCGAGCTGAACCAGTATGTAAGAGAGGTTGTTGTCCCGAAAGTTCCTTTTGAAGTGGAGGTGAAAAAACTGATAGAAGTACCAGAGGCTAAAGTTCTGGTGGTAAATAAACCTTGCAGGGTAGAAAAAGTAGAGGTAATAGAGGAGGTGATACAAGAGACAGGGATGAAGGTAAAAAAATTCGTAGATCTCCCCGACAGGAAAATATACAAGTGGGGGGTAGGATATGACGAGTGGTATATCCAAATAAACAAGGAGTTAGAAACAATGATATACGACGGGCAACTGTACATTGAAGGTCCGTTTGAAATATGGCGGGCCTCTAACAAAAATTTAATATTCGTTCCAGTTTCCTCCCAAAGTGGCTCTTGCTGTTATCTGTATCAAACACAGGAGTTACAATGGGAGGAGAAAGATAAGTTTGGAGATAAATTTTATAAAAGGGAAGAAATTCTTGTTCCAGCTCGGACTGAAGCTAAAATAACCTTGATAGCAAAATCAGAAAGTGCACATGAGTGCTTGAAGATGTATGTAGCGGGTTCACAATGCAAGATAGAGGAGACAGAGAAAGTGGAAGAAATGGTGGAAGAGTAAAAAAGGAAGAATAAAAATTTTTAGGGCATGGATTTTGCCATGTCCTTTTTTTTGTTTTTTCTCTATGGAAATATCAATTGATGTCTGAGAAGAAAAATACCAATTTCAGAAAAATTATCTGTTTTTTTATACAAATATAAATTATTTAAATAATTCTTATTTTTCAATGAGATATATAAATAAAAAAATATAAAAAAGGTATTGACAAAAAAGAATATATATAGTATGATATAGTATAGCCTGTCATTGATGGGCTAAATAAAAAAAAGGAGGTATAAAAAAATGAAAAAAAAGAAAAGTGTAGCAATAAGGGAATGGGAGGGGGTAGAAGTTGTTAATTTTCCTCGGCAGGGGGTGCGGTTTGAAGAAGAGGAAAAGTTGTTTGGTTTGTATCAATACGGGAATACGCTTTTTTTTGTCAGGCATGAATTATTACATGCATATCGGTATACAGTCAATATAAAAGAAATTCCCGCAGGAATTGTGAAAGTTTTGAACTCTGATGAAAAATTACCACATTTATTGTCAGAGTTACGGACGATTGTAAAGGATTTCTTTACGAAGTCAGATCTTTCACCAGAAGAAGTGAAAGGCCTTTTTGTTTTTGAACCGTCGCAAAAAAAGACATTTTTTCTTTACCAGACGAGGTCTGTTCGCTGGAGGGACCATGAAGGACGGATTTGGATTGAAAATGAGGTATTAAAACCGACAGGCAAGTGCCCAAACATGATGGAAGAAATTGCTCGTACTCCTCTCCCGAAGGCAGGGATAGGAGAAGAATTCAAAATCTTCATTTGTGACCAGCCATGCGAGCTGGTTGTGATTGAAGATTACCTCGACAAAGAGGAATAAACTTTGCCGAGAGGAGGGCACGGCTTTTTGCCGTGCCTTTTTTTTGTCCATTTTCCAGTTGGTCATGTCCGTTCTGCCTGGTTATGTCCGTTGATGTCTGCTTCAGAAAAAATTATTTTATTTTTTTATACAAATATAAATTATTTAAATAATCCTTATTTTTCAATAGGATATATAAAAAAGAGTATAAAAAAGAGTATTGACAAAAGGATATATATATAGTATGATGTATATAGATAGCCTGCCATTGGCAGGTAAAATAAAAAAGGAGGTAGGAAAAAATGAAAAAGATAAGAAAATGGGAAAAGGTTAGAGTCTTTAACTTTCCTACTCAAGGAAAGTGGGTGGAGGAAAACAACAAATACTCGCTGTATCAATATGGAGGGCATCTATTGGTCTTTAGTAAGCAAATCAAAAACTATATGGAGTACGTGGCGGATATTGAAAAGTATTCGCCAGAACTGGTTAGAATCTTAAATTCCAATAAAAAGATGAGGAAGATGCCAGAGTGGCGGCCACATATGTCGGAGTGGCGGGCTCTGGTAAAAAGATTTTTTAAAAAAGACCCCTCAGCACTTGAGGAAGCTGAGGGGATTCTTTTCTTTTATCCACAAGATTCCATGGCAACTCATTTTCTTTATCACCTTCGCGACGTACGGTGGAAAAATTGGAGTGGCAAGATATTGGTAAAAATAGAATTCTTGGGGCCAGTTTGTCGCCCAGCAGTGATTGACAGAATAGCACAAATTCCATATCCAAAAAGCTGGCTAGGAGAAAGTTTTGAACTGTTTATTTGCGACTGCCCGTGCGAGATAGTCACGAAAGAGATGCTTGCTTATGAGTAAGGGGATTAACCCCTTACTCTAAAAGGGCATGGCAAAAAAGCCATGCCTTTTTTTTCTCTGACAATGTCCGTTGATGTCCGTTGATGCTTATGTTGCAACTTATTGATGCATAGAAAATCAATTTCAGAAAAAATTATTTAAATTTTTTATATAAATATAAAATATTTAAATAATCCTTATTTTTCAATGAGATATATAAAAAAGAGTATAAAAAAAGTATTGACAAAAAGAAATATAAATGATAATATGTAATTAGATAGCCTGCCATTGGCAGGTTAAAAAAAAAGAAAGGAGGTGAAAAAAATGAAATATTTAGTCAATGCTTTTACCCCCGCGATGATCGCGGGAGTAGAAAGGACCGGGGCAATTGTAGAGTTTTGCCCCGTTCAGGCAGAGGAAGTGCCTGACTGCGAAAGTGCAGTTGGGCATGAGGGGACAGCAATGCTGCTGTCCCAAATTTTAGGCAGACCAATCGATGTCTGCCGAAGGACATTAAAACTGAAGGAGGGAGATTGTGTCTACCTCTTCCAGCTTCTGGGGGCTCGTCCCCCAGAAGGGAAAGTTTACAGTAAGGAAGAGTTGGAGGCTCTTCCTTACTGCTTTTTGAGGGTGAGGATATTTTGAGAGTGAGGGTATCCCCCCTTTGGTAGTATCCTCACCCTGATGGGCACGGCTCTTTGCCGTGCCTTTTTTTGTCCTTTTTTCGGTTAGTCATGTCCGCTTAGGTATGTCCGCTAATGTCTGTTACCGTCTTGATGTTTGTTTTTTCAGTAGAAAAAAAATGCTTTATTTGGTTAGATTTAATTTTTTTTATACAAGTATAAAAATTTTAAATAGTTCTGAAAATTCAATAGGTAATTGTTTTTTTATTGAATTTTTTTATGCTAACATAAAATATTTAAATAGTTTCGGAAAATCAATAAGATATAGCATAAAAAGTAGATGTAAAAATATAAAAAAGTATTGACAAAAGAGCATATAAATGATAGTATGTATATAGAAACCTGCCATTGGCAGGCTGAATAAAGAAAGGAGGTAAAAAGAATGAGAAACTTACTGGTTCGGAAGTGGATGGGGGTAGGAATACACGCTCCCTTATCCTGGGATTTCTATTTAAAAGGTAGAGGTTTTTACAACCTCTATCAGAGAGGGGGTCTTTTGTTTTTTAGTGAAAGACCCCTGGAAGTGGGAGAGACTTTTTTTGAAATGAGGGCGTTTTCTCCCTCGCTTCTAAGAAAGTTACTCCCACTTCCCTGCGATGAAAAAATACAAGAGGCTTATGAGGAGTTTGTTCAGGAAGCTCCTCATAAGAGAATTAGGAGGGTGTTCCTCCTTTACGGTGAGTGGAAGGGGACACCTCTCTATTCTTTTCACGAAATAGTGAAGGGAGTGAAGATTAAAAAAGAGAGTGTTCCTCTTTAAACGAGAGGAGCACCCTCTGAAAGGCACGGCTTTTTGCCGTGCCTTTTTTTTTGTCTTTTTTTCGGTAGTTATGTCTGCTTTTGTCTGATTATGTCTGTTATTGCCTGCTTAGTTATGTCTGTTGGTGTCTGTTATTGCTTGGTGTTTTTTTTGTTTTTTTTGTTGTTTTTTTGGCTGCTGACAAAAAATGGATTTGAAAATTGTTTATTTTATTTTTTTATATAAGCATAAAATATTTAAATAATCTTGAAAAATCAATGAGATATAGCATAAAAAGTAGATGTAAAAATATAGAAAAGTATTGACAAAAGAATATATATATTGTATGATATATTATGCCTGCCATTGGCAGGTTGAATGAAAAAGTGGAGGTAAAAAGATATGGAAATTCTAAAAAAATTAACCTTCGAAAGATGGGAGGGAGTCGAAGTTGATGACTCTCTCCTACAAGGGATAAGGGTCGTAGCAGATGAAAGCTACGACCTTTGTGTGGGTAATGATTATTTGTTTTTTAAGAATCGTCTGCTAAGGTACAGGAAAAGGTACCTGGCAGACGTTTACGAAGTGCTGCCAGTATTGCCATCCAAGCTGAGGAAATTTCTCTCTTCCAGAAATCTTCTACCGAGAACAGAAGTAAAGAGATTTTACATTCTTGAAATCTCCAAGCAGAAGGAGCCATCCTGCTGCTTGGAAGATTTCATCAAAGATATTACCAAATAGTATTCTTTAGTATCCTTTGGCATGGCTCTTTGCCGTGCCTTTTTTTTGTCTTTTTTGCCTTTCTCTAAAAGCCATTGATTTTTCTGAAAAAATGCTTTTTAGTGAAAAATGGATTTATTAGATTTGTTTTAATTTTGTAATCTTTATAAAATGTTGATTCAGGTAATAGTAAGAAATGTAAATATCCAATTTGTTTTTTTATAGTTTTATTAAAAAATTCAATGTTAATGTGAGTAGAATTGACTGTGTTGGTGTGAGTAGGATTGACTGTGATGAAGCGAGTAAAAATGGTTTTTATATATATTTATGGGGAATAAAGCTAAAAAAAAGAGATTTTATAATACTGCTTTGTCAATGTCCGTTCTTGCCTTTCTGTCTCAAATCTCATCTTTACCAGTTTTTTTACCAGTCTCATTCCCTGAAAACTTATTTTATTTTCTTATATCCTTATTAAATTTTTCAATCTTTTCTTTAAAAAGTGCAAAAACTCCTTAAAAATCAATACCTTATAGCATTTCGTGTCCGATAAGCTGTATTATGTTAAATTTTTATTTCTTCAATAAATTCAATGACTTATAAAAACTATCTACAGAAAATTGTTTTACTCATTGAATGGCGAGTAATAGTGGAAAATATGCCTATTTTTGCCGTAGGGATTGCCGTCGAACTCGGGAAAGTATAACCTATTTTCTCTTAAAAATTGTTGAAAACTCTGTTAAAAACTCTGTAAGCTATTGAAAAATTTGGATAAATTGATGACGGAAATATATTGCCATAGGGATTTTTGGTGATTTATTCCTGCTTTATTCCTGCTTTTACCCCCTCTTGCTCTTCGCAATATGCTACTATTCACAAAACAAAAAAACCACTTTTTACCAAGTCCCTTCTTTCAAAACAGTGTTAACAATTATTGGCTTTTATTAACAATTTTCAAAGAGGATTATTTTATTAGTTATCCATTTGGTAAATTTAATTTTTTTTGAGACTTTAAACAAGCTATTCTTTTTTACTATCAACAGAATTTTTATTAATTTTCATTGGTGAGTTTATTTTTCAATTTATTAATTATTTATTACTTATTAATTATTTAATCCCTTTGTTAACTATTTGTTAACTATTTTGTTAATTACCTGTTAACTGGTTGTTAACTACTTGTTAATTGTTTTTTGTCTGATAATTATTTACCTTTCTCTGATTGGTTTATACTGTCTATTTCCTATTTACTTCTTGCCTGCTACCTGTCTACTGTTTAACCTCATTGGTAATTATCCGCAAAGCTTTTAATAAAAAATAGTCCTTTTTTGCCGTAGCTATTGCCGACAAACTCGGGAAAATACTTTTAAAAATTGCCATATTATGTTAAATTTTCGTCTCTTTTTTCTTGTAAGTTATTGAGATTATTAAGTAAATTAATGACGGCAATATATTACCGTATCTTTTTTTAATTAATTTTGTTGTATAATTTTGTAAAAAGGTGTATAATGAAGCAAAAAAGGAGGCAATAAACACTGAACGGTTTAATAGAGGAAGATGGATTATTCAAAAAGATGGATTAAAATAAACTCAACCAATGTTAAAAAAGTAAGATACAACCAAAAGGATAAAATCCTTGATGTGGAATTCCAAAATGGAATAATTTATAGATACTTCAATATTACAGAAGAGGATTTTAGAGAGTTTATGCATTCTAATTCCAAAGGTAGAATGATAAAACAACTTGGTAGATTTAGAAAATACGAGAGGTTAGGAAGTGCGATTAGGAACATCAGTTAGAAGAAGTGTAGTTAAAAAACTAATAGATGCGGGATTAATAGATGGTAGTAAGATAAAAATTAGTGGAAATTTAGATGTAGATGATGACTATTATCAGGAGTTTTGCAATGCATATATGGCGTTTAAACAAACGGAAGGTTTGGCAGAAAAAACTCAGGTGGTATCGGATGAGATTGAAAGGTTCAGACAGGAACATGGCTTTAAATATTATGAAGAGGCACAAGGAGTTTATGAATGCTATTCAGCTGCAACGCAAGCAAATCTATGTAAGGGAAGACCTTTATTTGTTGCTATTAAAGAGTTTATCAGAAAAGAGATAGAACCAAACACAGGAGAGAATAAATTACCACGCTTTAACAAGAGAAATCCACTTCCAGAACCTGACTTAAGATTTATGCAACTTTCTTTAAATTATGCATCTTTTGCCCTTTTACAGAGGGATTGTTATGAATGGTATAAGAGTATTGTTGATACTGAAGAGTATTTTTATAATTGGGTTCATTCTAAAGAGTTATTTGAGTTAATGCGTTTTAGATATTCAGATCATTATTTTAGGAAAGTGTTCAAATTTGTTCAGATAATTAATATGATATATGATACCAGCTTAGCTGTTAGTTATGCTAAAAAAAGATCATATATTAGAGCTGACCTATCTTTTATGGTGTTACAATTAAGGTTTCTTTGGGGAAATTGGGGAATGTCAGGGATAAGGAGGTATTTTATGTATTCTTTGCTAAAGCATGCAAAATATACAACACCAATATTCAAAAAAATATTTAAGCCATATAAAATGAGTTATGGGGAATGGTATGAATTATGCAAATTAAAATTAGACCTCCATTCACACCCAAAAAAATTGCCTTTGTAGCTGGTAGCCATTTGGAGGAAGCTAAAAAAGTCTCACCAAATGAGTATGCAGTCCAATTGTTTATTAAAAGATGCTATAATTTACCTTCCATTAGGAGTTTTTCAGGAAAGCATAATCTTTATCTTTCACATATTACATACTATTTACAAAGATATCCTAAATTGCAACGCATTAAATTTAAGGTAGGCCAAATGGAGATGGTTTTGTTACCTGAAGACACTCAAGATTATCTTTGTGGTATAATTAGAAAGCGGGGAAGTTATGCCAGAAGTAATAGTCAAGATAGACGGCAAGAAGACAGTAATAAGGATGCCTTCTACACCAAGGACAAGAAAGTTAGTTCATGATACTATTAGAAGGCTTAGAAGGCAGACAAAAAGAGCTTTGTCTGATAGAAGGAGACGATAATGCCAAGGATTACTCTTGGGGATGTTAGAGATAAAGTATGGAAAGAAATTTTTAAAATTGATGAGATGGCACAAGAGGAAATAAACAAATTCAAAAAAACAAAGAATTTCACTAAGAAAGATATACTCAAGTTGGATAAAATTTTGTCAGCCTTAGAAAAAAGAGCTAAAATTCTTGATAGAATTATAAACAGAACAGATCCTATTAAGACGCAAACTTCTTTAAGCTATGAACACATTTTAAGATTGGTTAAAGAGACAGAAAAAACTAATGAAGTTGTTGAGGCAAAAATAGTTAAAGAAATACAGGAGGAGTAAATATGGAAAAAGTAATTCTTTTCTTAGGTAGTTGGATTTTATTACTTGCCACAGTATGGATAGGCTTTGTAATTTATTTGAGACTGAGATGGTTAAAAGAAAAGAGCAAACAGTTTTCAGGAATGAGAATGTTACTGCCTGAAGATAGAGAAGGGGAGACAGCAGAAAAGGAAGCTCTTATAGAAAAAATGCTTAAGGAATATAATAAGAGAAAGGTATGATACAGTTAGACTGTTTGATATTAGACATTATAGCTCCAAACTGGTCAAGAAAAGCGGGAGATTATTTGACTGACTTCAGAGAAAAAGATTATATTGGCATTAGCTGTTCAGTGGAAGGTGAACCAGTCTATATAGTTGGTGGCAGTCCCTATTCTGTAGGAAAAGGAGAGATAGAAATAGATTATGTTCCAATAGATGTTTACATAGAAGGATTTGAAGAACCTTTGAGAGTAACAAATCAAACATTAATAGCTACCACCAAAGAAAAGGTAGATGTTTTAAGGAAGGTTGATTGGGTAAAGGTTGATGATTTAACAGATAAACATTATATTGTTGTTCCAGCATTAGTAAAAAAGGGAAATCATACTTTATGGATGGTAGCCTATAAAAAAGTATCAAACAAAAAGAAAGCTTTTTTAGACAAATGGATTACAAACAAAAAGCATTTGATGAGATTGGCATTGAAAAACAATAAAAGAAGTTTTGCAACTCCTATGGGGTTTTTGCATGTCTGAGCTACTGCCGATAAAAGAAGTTGCAAGTATTTTATCAGATTATGAAAAATACTCTCAAACCCTGTTACAGATTTTACACAGGGATAAAAGAATAATTACACCTTTTACTCCTAAACCAATTCAGAAAAAAATCATAGATGTCATAAAAGAAGGTCACAAAAAAAATATAAGAACTATGATAGCTATTCTTAAGTCAAGACAAATGGGATGCTCAACTGCAATTGCAAGTTATTTCTTTTATAGGGTTATTACAAATCCACTTCAGTTTGGTATAGTTATGTCTCATAAAGGAGAAAGCCTTGAATTAATCTATGATATATACAGAAGGTTTTACGAGTTTTTACCAGAAAGCTATAATAACATCAAAATTAAACCAAAAAGGTCAGGAACTCATGGTAGAGCAATGGTATTTAGAGAGATAGACAGTATGTTACATTTCATCACTGCAGGAGGTAAAGAAAGTGGAAGAAGTGGCTCATGTAATATTGTTCATCTTTCAGAATGTGCATTTTATCCAGATTTAGGAGGTGTTTTTGGAATTGTATCTGCTCAAGTTCCAGTAATGGGGAATTCATTAATTATTCTTGAAAGCACATCAGCAGGACCCGATAATGAGTTTTCGGAATTGTTTTTAAATGCTCAAAAAGGAAAAGGAAATTTGAAAATTATTCCTCTTTTCTTTGCATGGTTTGAAGACCCTGATTACAGATTAAAAGAATATACTGTTGATAAATCAGAAATGGATGATGAAGAGAAATGGCTTGTTAAACAATTTGGACTTGATGGAGAACAATTAGCATGGAGGAGATTTAAAATAGAGGTTGACTTTCAAGGTGATGTTAACAGATTTAGAAGAGAATACCCAGCTACAGTTGAAGATTGTTTTTGTTTATTAGGGGATACAGTGTGGGATAGAGAAATTATTGAGGCGGTTTGTGATATAAAACCTCCAATATGGAGAGGTGAAATATCTGCAAGTGGTAAAAGAGAAGACCCAGAAGGTAGATTGCTAATATGGGAAGAACCTAAGCCTCGGGTAAGCTATGTTATAGGAGTTGATACATCAGCAGGAATATCAGAAGGACATCCTGCGGCAATAGAAGTATTTAGAGTGGGAAGAAAAAATGAATATCCTACTCAAGTAGCAGAATGGCATGGATATAAAGACCCTCTTGATTTAGCACAAGATGTAGCATTGATAGGTCATTATTACAATAATGCACTCGTAGCAGTAGAGATAAATAATACTGGTATAGCTACACAGGGGGCATTACAAAAGATTTATTTTTATCCTTATCTTCATAGATGGACACCCTGGGATGCTTACAGAAGTAGAACCGATAAATATGGATGGCAAACTAATCATTCATCAAGACCGATTATGCTTTCCATAACAGACTGGCTTATTAGGAATTCAAAAATATTGATTAGAAGTAGATTTCTTAAAGAAGAGCTTGATTATTTTCAATACGTTGGAGGGGATGCAATGGGAGTAAAAGGAGATGATAGGATTGATGCTATGATGATTGCTCTTACAAGTTGGTTTCAGCATATATTTGCAGGCATTTCTTTTAAAAACCTAAAAGCTGCAGTTCAAAGGCTTTATGAAACCATAGATGTTCAAGGAGTGATTAAAGATGAAAAACCCAAAAAAACATGGTGGAATACAGTTAGATCCCCAGATGTCTTTTGGTGATTGGAAGCTTTTTTTTCAAAAGACAATAGTTTATAGTGACCCAGCTTTTGAAATTATTTGTAAGGATATGACAGGTGGGGATGTCCCTGAAACTATTAGATTTATTGTTAATAACTATATCAGAATGTTTCTTTTGCCAAAATACATTACAGAAAACTATGATACTTCCAATGTTAGTCCATCTGCAGAGTTTTTTGAAGGATTTTTTGATACTTATAACAACAGGGACTGCTTTTTGAAAGCTATTGCCTGCGAATATGAAAATAAAGCTATAATTGGGATAAAGGATATGATTGATAAGTATTTACGGTTTTATGGGCTGAAGAAAGGATAAGAAATGCTAAAAGAATACTTTATCCGTGAACCAGAAGAATTTGAACCAAATGAAAAAATATGTCAATGGGTTAATTCTCTTTATGAACATGCCTCTGCTGAGAGAAATAGAAAAGTTGACCCGAAGAAATGGAATGAAATATGGCAATTTATTCGTGGAGACCAGTGGGAATCACAAGTTTTTCCTTCCTATAAATTACCTTTAAAATTCAATTCAGTTAGAAGAGTTTTAACAATACTTTCATCAGTTCTGACAGGCAGTAGACCAACTCTTAAAATTGTTCCTCAACCATTGTTACCACCTAAAACCCCAGAAGAGCAAAAGAATACTCAAGAATATATAAAATCTTGTGAAGTCTTACAGCATGCTTTATGGGCAGTATGGAAAAAAGAAGCACTTCAAGCAAAATTAACAAAGGCTCTTTTATGGGCATTGGTTGGTAATGGTGGATGGTTGAAAGTAGGATACGGGAAAAGAAATCCTATGGTTAAAGGATGGGCTGATGTAATAGTAGAGGCAATTCATCCAAATAAAATATATGTTGACCCTGAAGCAACAGATGTTAATTTAACAGATGCAAATTATGTTATTTATAGAGATGCACTTGATTTATCAGAAATCTCAATGAGATATCCAGAGATGGCAAAATATGTAAAGCCAGATGAGGATGCATCATGGATAGATTATACAGAAAAGAGTGATTGGCAGTCACCATTAAGAGTTGCACCAGTAGGAACATGGGTAACAAATGACCAGGATATAAGAAGAGCAAGAGCTTTTGTAACTGAAGTATGGATAAATGATACATCATTGGAGCTAACATGGAGGCAAGAAGTAACAGGAGTGGATGCAAATACTGGAATGCCAATTGTAGAAAAAATACCAGAATGGATACCTAAGTATCCATATGGGAGGCTGATTACTTGCACAAAAGATGTTGTTTTAAGAGATATCCCTAACCCATATGGAGAGGCTTTTGGATGGGAAGATAGATTTCCTTTTATATATTTGCAAGGCAGTGAAGATGTATCACCTTTATGTGCACCAGGACCTCTTTCAGATATTACAGAGTTACAAAAAGCAGTTAATCAGTCACTTCAGCTAATTCTTGAAAACATGATTAAGTTTTGTTCCTTGTATGTAATAGCAGATGAAAATGCAATGGATGAAGAGGCGTGGGATATGCTTGCAATGATTCCTGGAGCAAAATATAGAATAAGACCAAATACGAATTTTAGGATAGAAGCACCACCACCGCTTAATTCAGCTTATCTTGATATGCCAGATTACTTTACAAGAAAAATAGAACAGGAAGTAGGATTACAAGACCCTCCATTGCCACCAGGGCAAGCAGTTGCCGCAAAAACAATAGAGCTAATGCAACAAAAGGGAAACTTTCTAATAGGTAACATTGCAAAGTTTGTAGATAATGCAATGGAAAGATTAGGTAGAAGAATAGTAGGATTAATGGTAGAATTTTATGAAGATGGTAAGCCAATACCATTCTTTGATGGAGAGGTAATAAGTGAAATAAAAGCATGGGAAGACTTGCCTACATCATTGCAATATAGAGTTGAGGCAACTTCTGCATGGACTGAAATTATGTCTACAATCTTATATAGTGCAAAAATTGAAGCAGAGCAAAAAAGAAAAAGATGAGATTAATAATTGATACTACAAAACTGCCACAGGATATAAAAGCAGTAATTGATGATCTGATATTTAAGTTAAATCAAAATTCCATTCTATCGGAAGAAAAAATTACAACTAACAACTTAGAAATACCACAGACTGCTACAACCAATAGTTTGGTTACTACTAATATTAAAGTATCTCAAAATCCTAATGCTGATTATGTTTTAACTTCTGATACAGATGGTAACGGAACATGGAAGGCTATTTATGATTTAGTTAGTTTTCCACCTAAACCACCTGGTATTAATGATTATGTAGTTCCTTATATAGTTAATGG